GCAGTATCGTTTGATAATAATATCGGACACGATTATCTTCAGAACTATGAGGAGCGTTATGAATTTTACCACCGTAAAGAAGATAAAATCGAGTTTGACCTGGAATATTTCAACAAAATCACTAAAGGTGGTTTACCTAACAAGACTCTCAATATTGCTCTCGCTGGAACGGGTGTTGGGAAATCACTGTTTATGTGTCATGTGGCTAGCGCCGCCTTGTTACAGGGTAGGAATGTACTCTATATCACTCTTGAAATGGCGGAAGAGCGAATTGCAGAAAGAATTGACGCAAACCTTCTCAATGTCCCGATTCAACAACTGGTTGATTTACCGCGCCAAATGTTTGAAACGAAAGTAAATAGTATTGCGAAGAAGACACAAGGTTCTTTAGTCATCAAAGAGTATCCGACTGCTTCCGCACATTCAGGACACTTTAAGGCACTTCTCAATGAACTTGCTCTTAAGAAATCATTCAGACCTGATATTATTTTCATTGACTACCTTAATATTTGTGCTTCCTCTAGGCATAAGGCAAACAGTTCTGTTAATTCATATTCATATATTAAAGCAATTGCTGAAGAACTTAGGGGGCTCGCCGTCGAGTTTAATGTCCCAATTGTCTCCGCTACTCAGACCACTCGTTCAGGTTTTGGTAGTTCTGATGTTGAACTTACTGATACTAGCGAGTCCTTTGGTCTCCCTGCTACTGCTGATCTTATGTTTGCCCTTATTAGCACTGAAGAGCTTGAGCAGTTGGGACAGATTATGGTGAAGCAATTGAAGAATCGATATAATGACCCCACCATCTACAAGCGTTTCATTGTGGGTATTGACCGTGCTAAAATGAGACTGTATGATTGTGAGCAGTCAGCACAAAAAGACATACTTGACTCTGGAAACGAAGACGAGTATAATGATAACGAAGACAAGAAACCTAAAAAATCGTTTGAAGGATTTAAATTTTAATGGAAACCGCTAAACACGTTAATTTTGATAAGTATGCTGAGTTTGTGGATGCTGTGACTTCTGATGCATCTAAGGACTTTCTTTCTCTTTCCGATCGTCTTGTTGCTCTGGACGAAAAGGGTGCAAATATTGAGCGACTTCTAACTGGTGCTGTTGGTATCAATGCAGAAGGTGGAGAATTTATGGAAATTGTCAAGAAGATGATATTTCAGGGCAAACCTTATAGTGAAGATAACCGTGAGCATCTGATTATTGAGTTGGGTGATATTATGTGGTACGTTGCTCAAGCGTGTATTGCACTTGATGTCACTCTTGACGAAGTTGTTGCTCGTAATGTTCAAAAACTTCTGAAGCGTTATCCTGAAGGTGCTTTTGATGTTTATTTCTCCGAAAACCGTGCTGCTGACGACCGATGACTAAAGAAAAGAAAGTAACAATTAAAATGGATGTTCGTGCTGCTGCTGCAATTCGTCAAGTCCTTTTTGAGGCACAACAAGGATATACTTATGATGAACTGAGTGTTCCTCCCCGTATTTCTGATATTCGTGCAGTCATTCAAGATATTGATGACAATATTGGTGCTGTTATTGGTGTCTAATAAATATTTAAAAAAATGTCTTTGATTGGCAAAAGAAAGGGGAGACCAACTACAAGAATGCAGTTTGATGCTCTTCTTAAGAGATTTTTAGTTTTTCTTAAAGGGGAACTTCGTTTAACATATGACATTCCATATGTTTTAATAGATGATTCTGATTTTGCTAAAGATCATATGACATTTGGGATGATGAAAAAAAACGTGCTCTATATTAGCATTGTCAATCGTCATCCCATTGACATTTTGAGAACGGTATCTCACGAGTTTATACATTATAAGCAATTGATGGATGGTAAAAAAATTACATCACATCCAGGAAGTCCTGCTGAAAATCAAGCAAATGCTAAAGCAGGTGAAATTATGAGGAAGTATGGAAGACTTCATCCAGAACTATTTGACCTTATGCCCCTTCGATGATATAATGGTTTTACTGGGGAATTAGCACAGTTGGTAGTGCGCCTGATTTGCATTCAGGAGGTCAGGAGTTCGAATCTCCTATTCTCCATTGCCCAAGTTGTGAAATTGGTATACACGCTTGACTTAGGATCAAGTGCTTCGGCGTGGAGGTTCGAGTCCTCTCTTGGGCATTTCTAAATAAAAATAAAAATGGCGACGTTAAATCCTAGTGAACTTGCAAAGAGAAATAATTTCAACATTTTTTTGACTAGAATAAGAACAGGGCAGGATTTTACTTTATCTGAAGCAAATGGTCAAAAGGTTAAATTAGATAAATCTATATTAACTAATTTGAGTTCTGTTAACCAATTTGATAGATTTAAAAGTGGAAGATCTATAATGCTTCCGACAACTACTGGACAATATATAAACATCACTCAGATTTATAAAGATTCTGAATTTTCAGGAAGAACACAGGCAACTACCGCTCAGGAAGATGCTCAAATTATAAGAGTAAACCAACAATTAACTGCAATATTTGATAAAATTGGTTCCGAAATTATACCGTTAAAGGTTGGAAATACAACATATCAAGTTGGTCTGTGTGAAAGTACTCCTGGCACTCCTAAGTGTGATTTCCATTTTAGGGGAGTTGGTGGATATGTTGGGCATGTATCTCATAAGGCTGGTGACGGTGCAAGAGCGTTTCAACAGTGGGCGGGCACATCTCAGAGATCTGAACCATTGATATTTGCACATCCAGAAACACAAGCATTTATATCTACATTGCAAGATATGTTTCCTAATGGTATACCTTCGGCAACTACAGTAGGCAGAAGGATACAAGACGAAAATTTGAAGAAAATGGCAGTTTATGGAAGTGGATATGGGGGCGTAAAGGGTGAAAATAATGTGGATGTTACCATGCAAGGAGTGTTGAGTGTGCAGAATAGGGGTAGGTATTATGAGTTAACTTGTTCTGGGCATAAACTCAATAATGGTGATAGAATTTCCGGAAGTTATGAACCAGTTTTTCTAGCTGTTTATAAGGGAGATAGGAGTGATCATGGCATAAAAGGTGCAAGAGTTATTATTCAACCGGTTGGTGGAAGAAATATACAAAGATATGTCTAGAATAAATACATATTATAAGAGTATCTGATACATAATTTAAAGTAAATAATGAAAAGTTTTTTCCAATTCATATCAGAAGCATCTGCCTCACAACAAGCACAGCGTCTTGGTCTTGTCGGAGATGGGCATGGTGGATGGTATGATCGTCAAGGTGAATTTGTTGCTAAAACAGAGGGTGGGCAACTTAAGTTTTATAACAAGCGACAAAGAGTTGGAGCAAAAGATCCTAAGCAAACAGAAAAAGAAAAAACTATTGCTTCTCCCGGATATCAAGATCCAGAAACTGCTCAGCAACCAACACAGCAGCAAGAACCAGTAGAACAACCGCCAGCACCAGAAGCACAAGCAGCAGCACAAGAACAACCTCCCGCACAATATCTTCCAGTTCCTAAGACAAAGGGAACTCTTACTGTTGCTTTTGGTCGCTTTAATCCCCCAACGATTGGACACCAACAATTGATGGATGTTGCGGCACAATCAGCATCTCAAGATGAAGATGGGCAGTATTTAATCTTCCCTTCTCGTAGTCAAGATAAGAAAAAGAATCCTCTTGATCCTGATACAAAGATTTCTTATATGCAGAAGTTTTATCCAAATCATGCGGGCAATATCGTAAACGATGCCAATACAAAGACAATTTTTGATGTCTTAAAAATGGCACATAATAATGGATATGCGGGCGTAAGAATTATTGGAGGTGGAGATAGAGTTAAGGAGTTTGAAAAACTTTCCAATCAATATAATGGGCAACTGTATAATTTTGATAATATCGAAGTAGTTTCTTCTGGGGATAGAGATCCTGATGCAAAAGGTGTTGAAGGAATGTCTGCATCAAGAATGAGACTTGCTGCTGCAGAAGGAGATTTTAAAACTTTCCGTTCAGGTCTTCCCCCAGAAGTTAAACCAGCAGAAGCAAAAGAACTTTTCAATATTCTTCGCGGTGCGATGAATGTAAAAGAAGGTTGGGATAT